GAAAATTAACCAGGACGTTATCCCAGTTGAACTGCTCACGCAGCAGTGTGGACAGGTTGCCGAGCTCGGGGTCAAAGAGGACATCGGCAAACCCCCCAGCCAGAGTCTGCCGTATGAAACTCGCGCCTTTTGCTAATCCCCCGGCGGCACCAAACCCGGCAAAAAACTGTGTCATAGCACGAACAAGGTGCGCCGTTCCTTCATCTGCCGAATCAATCTCTGGTAATTCATAATCAAACCCTGCGCCACCCAGCACGATATCCGCTTCGGATGCCACATCCCAAAGACCCTGTATAAGATCACGCCCGCCGCCTGCCATTGCCGGGCCTGCCGGGTTGTCGGTAAGGGGCCGGATAAGGTCGCCAACAATGCCGGCGACTATGTTTTCATCAAGTTGTGCCTGCGGGTAAATACTCTTGATAAACTGCGCCACCCAGCGCGGTTTGTCATCTTCGCTCAGTGTCGAGGGGGGTTTAATGCGTGGATCAGGCAAACCCGGTATATCACCGTGGCCGGGCTTTGATCGCTCCCCGAGGTTACTCGCGGGAACAAACTGACTAACCTCTGGGGCGGCCTCGATAGGCGGCAGTGCCGGTTCACCGACGATTGAATTAATTGTTGCCGGGTCAAGACCCCTGTCCTTCAACTGCTGGCGGAGTAATTCATTCTGGCGCTGCTGCTCGGCCTGCTCGCCTGACTCTTTCGCCTCCTGCCATGCTGCGGGACTGTCGGCACCTTGTCCAGTGGCCTTGAGAATATCGCCCTTATTCTCGTCGCTTCTTTGCCTACTGCGCAGATAGTTTGCGGCGTCCGAGTAATATATCTCCCGGGTGCGGTAATGATTTAACCACTCCTCGGCAATGTTGTCGTGGTCTTCAGTAGTACTGGGTCGAGAGTAATACCCGCCATTTTCAAATACCACCTCGTTGCCGAGTTCCTTTTCAGCCTCTACCATCTGTTTCCATGTCTGATGGCCTCTCCCCTTCAAGACCTGTCCCGTCCTCGAATCAATACTCCCTGAGTGTTTTTTATATTCCCCTAATTCTTGATGCCAGATCCAAGCATCAAACGAGTCGGAGGCGATTTCGTCACCCTCGTACTGTTCTGGTTTGGGGATGGTCAGGGGAAATAATTCCCGTAGTTCATCAGCGGTTTTTTCATCATACCCAGGACCCTCGGGGTCGAACTCTCCAAGATTAGCCTCGGGTTTAATGCGGAAGGCACGGTCGTTCATTGCGGTGGCCGGTATGCTTTCATAGCGTCCTTGCGGCGCTTATCTGCCTCTCGAATAGCAGCTTGGTTGTTATTAAGTGTTTCTTGTAGCCGCGCTCCATGTTTGACACGATCAGCCGCTTTTTTATCTATCTCGTCGTCATCGTCTTGTGATGTGGGAGGTGGCGTTGTTTTCGTTTCGTTTGACTCTTTCGCCTCTTGTTTTTCCCATTTATCGTAATTGCTCTGCTGCTCGAAGATGTATAAAAACTGCTCTAATGTTATTTCCTCGCGTGTAAAGGCTACCTCGGCCTCCAAACGTGATCCGTATAAATTAAAGCTGCCATCTTCATTGCGCAGGGTATATTCCGGTTCCATGCCGGGGTCTTCTATTTTTGTTTTGTCGAGGTGGCGCCGTGTCCGCGCAATAATATTTTCAACCAGATCAAGCGGGTTAAGGTCAGGGTTCTCTGTACTTTTACGGTACAGTTCGCGTTTTGCGGCCGCCAACGCTTCCGCTGTTGAATCGTCGAATACAAAACCAGCAAAACCTTCCTCGACCTTACCGATACGGAGAACTATTTGTTCTACAGCCTTTTGATAGTTGTGTGATTTAGTTACTGATAGGTAGTTTTTGTGTAGGAGTTTTCCTAATATATCGACCCCTGTAGCCGCCGAGATGCCGTTTTCTTTTCCGATTACCGAATTAAGTCTTTTTACAAAATCGTCACGATCATCACCTTCATCAACACCCCTAAATAATTCATCATAAAATTCTAACGTTACTTCCGCACTCTCCTGCTTCGCTTGTTCGGCTTCGGTTTTATCAACCACCCTTAAAAAAGCACCAGCCTGTGCAGGGTTGAGTTTTCGCTTCTCGATCCAGTCATTAACCTTACTACGGGTTAGTTTCCCTTGACCGTATAACCCCCACCCGATTGCCGCCGTCGTTTCCTGCTCTAGTTTCAACTGTCGATCTAGTTCTTTTTCTTTAATCTCTTTGAAATATTGAATTTCCTTTATTCTCCTCAGCATCCGACTTTCAATTGTTTTACGGTCGTCGGATGAAATATCCAGAGCATCATTGTTTTTGAAGGTGAGATAGGCAGCATCTGCGTTACCGTCATTCGCCTCGGCCTCGAATAGGGTCATGTGGGCCAGGATGGTGCTCTTACTCTTCAGCCTGCGCATTGTGCTTTCAAGCTGGTCGGGGGTCTGAAATTGTGCTTCAACACCAGCAAGCCCGTGCTGGAGGAGGCTCTGGACCACATTATTGATACCAACAGATGTTCCCGGCTCGCCGTCTTCACTATATGCATCGTCCCACCCAGTGGGTATTTCACCATTTTCGATTCGGAAAAATAAATCCTTTTCAAGCTCGCGCTGTGTTTCATTCCAGATTACCTCCGACATATCCCGCGCTCGCTCAAACTGTTCTTTAGCGATGCCGTAGCGGTATTGCAGCGCATATTCACCCATAATCTGCTGGGCAAAACTGCGCATCTCAGGGTCTTGCAGTTGCTTCTCTGTGCCACGAACATAGCCGGCAACAAGTTGGTCGTAAGTGTCAACATCTGCCGGGTGTTTAATTGCGTACCCTTGAAACGCGGCCTTTGCATCAAGTCGTAGGCGGCCTTTATATGCCTCCATTACCCCCTCGTTGAAGGCGTTAGCATAAATTGTGTCATCTTCATTTAATCGAATTGTGCCGCCACCTCTCCCCATCGCTAACCCGGCCTGCAGTCCGCTTTGCTTGGCCTCTTTTGCAGCGTGCTCGTAGGCCACATCTCCCCATGTGCCCAGCACCTTGGAAAGATCGCTGGCGATCTGTGCTTGAGCTTTTGCCTCTGCCGCGGCCGGTGTCGTTTTCGGCCGGTAAATGTGAGGCGGCGCTGGCGGCGCTGCGCTCGGTCGTGGCGGCATCGGTATATTTGGCGGCGGTGGGGTACTAATGCCTTGCCCATAGCTGAACGGATTACGGGCCTGCGGTGTGCGCGGCTGGAGGTCCGACCGGTATCGTTTCGTGGTTGCCATCTATCCCCCCAAACTACCGTAGCGATACCCAAAGTTCGCAAGACTACCTATCGCGTTGATATAGCCGCTGGTCTTTGCCTGCTTACCCCCGATACGGATCGACTCGGCTTCCAGTTGTGACGATGACAGCAGGGATGACGCACTCAAGAGAGTGCCTTCGGCGGCAAGTCGGATAGACTCCGCTTGCAGATGCGCCTCTGTGCCTACCAGTTCCGCCTGTTCCAGGCCGGTTTCAAGTCCGATGCCCGCGCCATAGCGGAGTAGTGATACCCGGTCAGCCATCAGCTTGGCACGTTCACTGCCAAAGAATTTTTTGTCAATAATGCGCCGGGCTGTATTGCCGGCATCTATCGCCTGGTCACGCTCGAACATTGTAATGTCCGCCCCCATCATCGCCAGCGGACTGCCGTCGTATGCTTGAACCCCCTGCGCAGTGCGCAGTGCAACCTGGCTCGCCAGCGCCCCGTTTAACTCTCGGCGCCGGGCAATCTCCCGATTGTCAGACTCTTGCTCTTCCTCAGCTACCTCTCGCTCGATGGACAGCAACAGCAGCGGTATCTCTTTTTCCTCAAGACCGGCCTGGAGCGTCGCATACTCATAATTAAGGAGCGCCTGGCGCTTAACTGCCGCCTCAGCTTTTTCTGCGTAGGCATCATGCAGGCCGGCATACGCACTCTGCTGCCCGGCATAAGCTGCGAGTGCTGCCGCATCCTCTACCCCGGCTGCGGCTACCGCGTCTGCATATATTTGGGCTGCCTTTGATGATTTACTGCCCTGGATTGCCTGCAAAACAGAACCAGCAGCACCTACCGCGGCAAAAATAGCAGGCCACGCTACCATCGTTTACGCCTCCAACTCGACAACCAGGCCGAGCAAAGTAAAAGGCTGCGGGTCTGTCTGGGTGATGGTGACCTGGGCCAGCCGGTCCCAGCCGTTAAGGTACACTTCTTTTATGCCGGTAAAGGGGTCGGGTACTGTGTCCAGCACATCCTCGCCTAGACTCCGGTCAGGTAGCAGCACAGTCGAGCTGGTGCCCGAGGTTGTGACATAGACGCCGGATGATTCGTAAAGGTCCGCGACGATGCGGATCAAACGCTTTTTTTCGGCCAGGATAGAGCCGTTTTCAAAGTTCGAGGTGATCGGCATAGTCTTCACGGTGATGTCAAAATCAAGGCCGACCTCGACCTCCGTCGCTGTTCGCGCCAGCGTGATAGAGCCGCCCGATGGGGTCGCGTCATCCATGATGGCGCCATTGGCCCGCACCCGGCACGACTCACCATTGAGATGTGCAAGGCCGGTGACTGACACGCTCGCACTCTGCGTCTGGCTCTTGTTGGCGTCGGTGTAGGTATCGGAGTCCGCCTGCTCGAGGTGGTAGACATCGGATGCGTTGATGGAGCGTTTGACCGCAAACCAGACCTCGGTGCCCTCTACGGTGACTGCCTGGATATCCCCGGTGGTTTCCCATTTGGTCCATCCCGCGACACCCTGGTTACGCAGTGTGTTGAACACTGCCATTGTTCCATCGGAGTTGACGACATACACATAGTTCGCGTCCTCGTTGGCCGTGCCTCGGCGTGAGTCCATATCGACCGGGGTGGTGAACAGGTGGGACGCCAGCAGTGTGGCAGAGTTCGATGTATACGCATCCTCCTCCCAGTTGAATAGAAATTCTCTGATCGAGCTTAATCCGTAGTCAAGGAACAGCGTTGCGCCATCAATGTTGACCGGCGGCACGGTGCTCGAGCCGAACCGGGTCTGGTTCTTGATGGCGATATTGCCCGGGGTAATCGGACTCGATGAGATATAGAACTCGCCGCCGGTCGTGAACAACTGCAGGTGCCGTGATGGCATCAGCGCGACGAAACCGTTGATCTGGTTGGTGTCGAGAGTTACGTCGATTGCGTCGTCGTCGTCCCCGGTATCGACATCAAAATTAAAATAGTCGGCAATCTGCGACCCCCACAGGGTCTGCGGTCGCGACTTGGCACCACCGAACCACAGCCGCTGTTGGAAAAACGCCGCCGTCTTGGGCCAGCCCCGTGTTGCGCTCCAGACATCCTCATCGCCCGAGCCATAGTCAAACTGCGGAATATTAGTCAGTGTGATGTTTGAAAGGGTCCAGCTCGTGTGCGCCGCTCCGCGCACCAGTTTGGCCGGTTGATGATCCTCATGCACGATAATCATTGTGTCGGCCGACTGCGTGACATAGAGCTCCTTACACTGCGCCAGGGTGTAGGTCGTGGTCACCGTCGCCTGCAGGGTGCCATCCATATACACCTTGATCGCGTTGTTCTGAAACGCCATCACATAGGTCTGCTCGACGTTAAATGAGAACGTAAACAGGCGCGATTCAGCGCCCAGCGTTGCCTTGTATGCCATACCTGGGCGACGCTTGAACCCACCCTGCGGCAGCGCCAGGACATTGGTGCCGGTATCGGCGCCCTGGAAGTACTGCTTTACGTCAGTCCGTGCTGCCAGGCGCGGATCGAGCACACCGGCATTAAATGCTGTCTGCAGCGTCCGCAGTCTTGGCACTAGGCTCGCGCCTCGATAAACGGTGAATCAATGATTCCCTCGCTCGGTCGTGATTGAGAGTCGGCGAACTTCGCCCGGCGTAACTGGTTCTCAAATTTGAGCGTGTAAATCTCAGCCAGTGATCGGTTGCCGGTCACCGGAATAGCAAACTGTGACGCCAGGTCATACTCGAGTGTCTTGGCAAAATATGGTGGCAGCCGTGACTCGTCGGGTTTAAAGATGTAATCCAGGGCCACCGTATTTGAGTCCGAATACAGTTTGTTCTCGTAAATCTCAAAATCAACATCAGGGTAGACCAGGATGCCCATCAAATACGCGGCCGGCAGAGCGTAGGCATAAGTCCACTGATTGAGCGGCGTATCGGTGAACTGGCTGAGCTGGCTTTTAGCTGATGCGAAACGCCAGCGATGCGCACACAGCAGTGCTTCAAAGGTGGACCCGTAGAGATTGGAGGCAGCTTCCGCTCCCGAGCCGCCTTCGGTAAAGCTCGATATCGTGCCGTGCCCGATCATCAGCAGGGCGTTGGAACTCATCGAAATACTGGTCGCCATACTTAGTTCCTAAAAAGAAAAAGAAAAGGCAAGGGCCGTATTCCAGACCCCTGCCCCTTCCAGGTTGTGTCCCCCACAACGAGGAACCCGTTACCCGATCCGATTAGTCGGTGTCGGTTTCAGAGATTGCGGTGCCGTCGGATATGTCAACTACACTCGATGCGTTTGAAAGTACGCTGACGATATTGGTCGTCGGTGTGCTGGTATCGCACACCCAGATAATATCGCGCACCTGCAAAAGATCAGTCGCGTCGTTGAAATACCCCTCGGTATTTACAGTCGCAATCGCGTCGGTTGTCGAATAGACCCACATGCGGGGAGCTTTCCCACCAGGGCCGATCTGCTGTAAACCACTTAATGCGTATGCCATGATGATTACCCCTTATTGGTAGGAAACGGATACAGAACCGTCACCGTCACGAGATACCGAACCGGCTTTAACCACACCGTTGCAGAGCCATGAGGTTTTCTGCGCGATGTAATTAACTTCGGTTTTGATATCAATACCAACCGCAAGACCTATGGCACTTTTGTGCCAGGCAAACCCTTCAGTTGTACCACCTGAAACAGTCAGGCCGCCTTCGTCGCGGGACTCGACGATGTGCCAAGCAAAACCCATCCAGGTGTTGAGTTCGCCGGACATCAGCGCCTTAACGCTGTTGTAGTCTGAACTCGTAACCGTGGAGATGTTGAGCAAGTCCTCAAGGCCGCCAGCCGTTACAGCAAAATGCCGGTCGCCCGAGGGCACACCTTTGTCGTTGAGATACTTGGACGCTTCGACCACCTTCGCCACAGTCATACCGGCCGAACCGTGGGAAATAGTACCCGCCGGGCTCGACTCGGCGCCCAGGGCGTCGATGATTAACTGGTCTACGCGGCGACCCAGCGCACCCGCAATGGTCTGCGCTAGTTCACGCTGCTCGTCAAAGTTGACCTCGGCGGCGTCGAATATATCGGTATATTCCGGCGCGTTCCAGTTTTCAAGCGTACAAGTGATGAGAGAATGCGAAACGTCCATCGGCGTCACGTCCGCTTGGGTAGCTTTCTGGTTAGCCAGACCCTTGCCCATTTTGCGGAATTTGTAGATGTCGCCGACTACGCCATTCCGCACCGTTACAGTGTCGCGGAGGGACCCAGCTGTTTGAAACGCGTGTTTAACGTCGTCATCAAACTGAGTCACCGCAACTGGTGACAGATTTACGGACATAGTATTTGATCCTTATCAATGTCTAAAAAATACCGGGCTTGCGCCTGGCGCCTTTCGACATTCGGTTATCCGCAAAAGCAGGCCGACGTCTTGCGGCGTGCGTGCCGCATGATCCGGCTCAGTTTAGGGCTCGATAAGGATCGAGTTGTCCACAACAAGAGCAGGCTGCAATATGTTATTTAACGGGCTTGAAGCTCAAGTTGTCCGCTGCCATAACGCGATTGCAGCAACTAGATACGAATTGTATCCACACTTATATGGTTATTTCAACTTTATGCAGCCGTGCCATACGCCTCCTGATAGGCACGATCCACCTGTTTCTTGTATTCGGGGTCCACGCTCATGCGCAGGTGCCCGGTTTCAGTCTTGGCATAGCGCATCTGCCGCAGTTCCTCAGCCGTGGTGTGGCCGCTGGATTGCGTCGACTGTGGATCACGGGCGAGCTTGGCCTCGCGGGTTCGGCCGATCATGGATTCCAGCAGCTCGACGCCGACCGCTGTCGAGGCGACACCCTTGAAAATCTCCCACTGATCCGCTGACAGGTTGCCCTGCCCCCAATCAGCGAGGTCGGTTAGCCGTGATTTGGCTTTATCACCGAGAGCTGCGAGCTCACGCTGGCGATGGGTGCTGATCATCTCCTGCTCGGTCGCCAGATAGCCGGTCAAAAAGCGGTCGAAAGCCTCCTGGCTCATGTCAGCTTCACGCGCGGATTCCTTGAACCACGCAATCATCGGGTTATCTTCCATTACGCCCGGGTCCAGGCCCTCGACCTGCGGCACCTGGTAATCCTCCTCGGGTGCGCCGGTAAAGGCGCCGAGCTTTTCGTGGAAAGTTTTTTCGAGATCGGTATATGCTTTGGCCTGATCCTCAACTGACTTGAACTTATTGAGGAACCACTCAGGCACACTCTGAGCACCGTCAACCTCGACCGGCTCGGCCTCAACGGCATCAATCAGGGAATCACCTGGCACAGCCTCGGCGGCCAATCCCGGCTGTTCGGCTTCGGTTGCTTCTACTTCCTGCTCATCTGTCATGGGGGTTTCCTCGTTACTGTTTTTCTGCTGTTTCGATTTGCGTCAGAAT